TATTATTAGACTGCAACCCGTTAGTTTTGATATAACAGAACCTCATCAAACAGAGTTGCTCATCGCTGATTTACATATCCCTTTTCAAGATGACCTTGCTGTTCAGTCTGTATTGGAATATGCGGACAGATTACAGCCTGACATAATCACGATATTGGGAGATTTGCTTGACTTTTACAAGATTTCCGTTTTTGTAAAGAATCCTACACAGAAAAGCGTAAAAGAAGAAATCAAAGAGACAAGGCAATTCCTTGAAGATTTGCGACATCGCTTTCCGAAAGCACGCATTATTTACTTAGAGGGAAATCATGAATGTTTTGATATGGAGACAGAAATTCTTACCAATAAAGGTTGGAAATATTTTAATGATTTAGTAGAGGAAGATTTAATAGCAACATGGAATGTTAAAACGGGAGCAATTGAATTCCAAAAGCCTATTGCACTTCATTATTCTTATTATAAGGGTAAAATGACACATATTAAGGGACACACTTATGTTGATTTATTAATTACCCCCAATCATCGCCTTTACTTGCAAACTTCTGGAAGGCATTATAACCCAACCAAATGGCATATCAAAGAGGTTCAAAATATACATCGTGGCGAAAACCGTATAGTTTTACCAGCATGTGGTGTTGTGCAAAATCCTGATTATCCTATCCGTGATGAGATTATTCAATTAACTGCTTGGTTTTTAACAGATGGGCATATTAGACATCCTAATCTTAAATATCCGAATGCTTATGATTTTTGTTTTTACCAATCTGAACCCAAAGTTAAATATATCACAGATATATTAGAACGATTAGGATGGCGTTATAGCATACGAAAACGTAATAGAAAAATACAGGCCATACAGGGCAAACCACTAAAACATGTGTATCCTCAATATGAAATCCGTCTCCTTAAACCACATAAACATGATTTTTATCAAATAATTTCACAAAAAAAGACTATACCGTCGTGGGTGTGGCAATTGTCCAAACGACAATTTGATGTTTTCTTAACTACTGTTGTAGATGGTGATGGGTCTCGTCATCCATCAGCACCCCAAACTTCATGGATGGTATATGGAACTAAAGATTTTTTGAGCCAATTACAAGCATTATGCACAATTTTTGGTTATCGCACTACACTTGTAGAATATCGTCCCAATTGCTATCGTCTAAATATTGCCCCTTATAATATTATTGCACTCGATAGATTTGGGCATCTTATCTCCGATGTAGATTATGAAGGATACATATGGGATATTACTGTTCCTAATGATACTTTAATTGTAAGGCGTAATGGTAGACCAGTAATTACTGGCAATAGCAGATTAAACCGATACATTATGAAAAACGCAAGCGAAATCTATGACCTTGTTGACGATTTACTCGAAACAAAATTAAACCTGAAAGGGCTTAATATAGAATACATAACTCAACCTTTTAGAATTGGCAAATTGTGGCACCTGCACGGACACGAACGGAGCAGGGGGTCTTATGCACCTGAATATATTACTAATGTGATGTGGAAATATATCCATGACCATTTCATTGTGGGGCACTTCCACCGGGCACAGGACAAAACATTCAAACGGATCGACGGTAAAAACTATTGGGGCGGTGCTGTGGGTTATTTGGCGAAAGAACTGGACTATGCACCTTTAAACAACTGGACACAGGGATTCGCTGTTATTAAGTACAATCAAGATGGGAGCTTTAAGGCTGAATTGCGGAGGATTGTAGATGGGGAAATTTATTGAAAGAGAAAACATCCCCGAACCTCATCCTTTGCAACCGACCTCTCTGTGTCATTTATGTGTTTTCTTTGACTACAAGAAGGGCAAATGCACAATAAACGGTCCCTTTGACGGTGGTGAGTGTGGGAATTTTATTTATAAGTTTAAGAAAGGGAATAAAAAGAGAAAATGAACAAAATTAAACTTGCATTCTATTTAATTATTTTAATAATGAGTTATAGATGGGGTAAAAGACGCAATAATCCCGCAATAATCCCGCAAATTATCCACGATACTGTTCAAATCCCCGTTCACGACACAATAATCAAATGGCACGAGAAGATTATTTATAGAGAATCGAAACCCGAAACCGTGTGGGTGGATACTTCTCACCCAATCCCTCAAGATAGCATTAAGAAGGGTATTTTATATGTTAAAATGACCCCGAAAAAGCTCCATGTCAAGGGGTTTGTCAAAGGTAGTAATGGTTTTATACCTTTTGCTCTTTCAAGTTCCCTTCACGGCGATTTATCAAGGTCTGTAGAGATAATACAGACTAACTCATTAGTGCCTTCAAGGGCTTTTATTGTTAGAGAAAAAAGGAAACTGTTTAATGTAGAGGTTAATAGTGGAGCTGTCTTATATCCTTTAGAGTGGAGCAGAATATTTCTGGAGGGTAGGATCAGCAGGGGTAATTTTTATCTGACGGGAAAAATAGAATTAACTACGCAATATTACAGGTGGGGAGTGGGGGTAGGTTATAGGTTGTGGAGATATTAGATTTTCTCATTCTTACTTGCTTTAATACCCAATTTTAGGAATTATTGTCCTAAAGATTAGGAAAAATTTCCCCAACCCGTGAGATTTACATATCCGCCAAAATTGTTCAATTTTGTCTATTATACTGCACAAAAATCGCCAAAATTCGTATTACGAACTATTTTTTAAAGCCTACCCATAAGGCTTGAAAATACAAGGAAATTGTTTAATCGTTATAACTATTTCAAAATACCCTTAATTAAAACCATTTTCCCAATTTCGCTTTCCCTTGTGTCTCTAAATAAAGCTCCGTTTTTATGTTATATTTTCTTATGATGATTAATCGGTCATATTTATATTTAATTTTTATCATATTTCAAAACCCTTGTAACTGTAGGCATAGCAAAATTACGCTATTTTGACAAAAGACTTGACAAATTTCGTAAAAAAGTGTATAATATAGACATGAAAAAGATAATTAAAATAGAAAATAAAAATAACAAAAAAGGAGGAGAAAAAATGAAGGGAATAACCAGAATAACAAAAGAAGATGTAGAAAAGCTTCTCTCCTGCGATATCGACCCATACTTCTTCCTCAAATGCAATTCCTGGGATCTCTGGGAAGAAGTGAAAACCTCCATTTGGGAGTGGCAAGACAAAAGAGAGGAAAAAGAAATCAGCTTCGCTATAAATCATTTATCCTCTCTGGTGGTAAAAGGAAACACTTATGCCATCAAAGATTTCCTCAAATCTCTGGGTTTCAGGTGGGACAGCTTTGAGAAACACTGGTATAAGAGAGTTGCCTCTGTAGAGGAGGCAATAGAATTGGTCGAAAAAATCAAAAAGGAGGTGTCAAAATGAAAGTATGGAGCAGCTATGACCAGGTTGAGAGGGCTGTTGAGACCCTCAAAAAAATCAAAAACGAACTCGGTTTCATTCCCCCTGAAATGAAAAAAGCGACAATATCCACGCTCCAGCACAGCTATAAAGGTGTAGTCCTGAGGTTCTTCGAACTCTGTCCTCCGGAAATCGTGAAGGAACTCTACAATGCCCAATAAAATCAACATATTCAAACTCTGCCCCGTCCTTGTGGCGGGGCTTTTTCTTGTGTTTGCCTTTTTGTCTACTCCAAAATACCCCCTTGACAAATCGATTGTTTTACTGTATATAATAAACATGCAGAAAAACAAATTAAAAGAAATCAGGATTAAAAACAAGCTTACCCTCAAAGATTTAGCCCAAAAAACTAACCTATCCACTTCTTATCTATCCAGAATCGAGAACAACGAACGCATCGCTCACGCTTTAAATGTGAGCGTAGAGGATATTTTCTTTATTGATGACAAGCAAGAAAAAAAGAGTTTTTATAAAAGATTAAAAGAATTTTTCTCAAACAAGGAGGTGTAATATGCAAGCCCCAACAACCATAAAAAAGCCCTCGATTAAGAGGGTAATCCTGGACATACTCTCCCACTACAAGGGGAGAGACATCGCACTTCGGCAATTGAGGCGGCAAGTGGAAAATAGGCTGGACAAGTGGATAACGGAGGAAACAATCGCACGGAGAGTCAGAGAACTCAGACAGGAAGGATATATCCAATACAGGCCCCTGAGAAAAGGCGTGTATATGATTGAGGAGGTAGTATCATGATTAACATCGATTATAACTTTAATGGTGTCAAACATATAGATACTACAACCTTAGAGGCAACGAAGGGGGGCATTCTCACGCTTCATGACAAAGAACAGAAAACCGGAAATTCCCTAACTATTTACTTTGACAACCCCGAACAAATTCAAATCCTTGTCAATGCCCTTGCAGATTTGTTTTTAAAAATGTCAGCTAAAGCCAAATTAGAACAGTCTGACCCTGACTCCACAGATGGAATTAAACCTATTTTGATAGAACAGGAGGGGACACTATGACTGAAGAAAGAGAAACCCTGGAGCCTGAAATTTTCACGGCTCCAAAAGAGGCTCCTAAAAAAGAAGAGGAATCGAAAGAAATAGTTGGAGCCTTATCCTCGCAGGCAATAGAGGAGATTGACCTTGAACTCATAGAGAAAAGGATTGACAAATATCGCAAGCTTATGATGTTAATCCCGAAATTGACCTATCAACAAGACTGGGTTGATTTCCAGGGGAAACCTTACCTTGCGAGTCCCGGAGCTGAAAGATTGATGTCAAGATTGGGAATTTCGATGTATGACCTCAAAGGCTGGGAAGAAGTATTACCTGACGGTCACAAAGTCTTTTACTATACTGCTACATTCGAGTTTGGGAGAGTCAAGCTCACTGCTATGGGAACCTGCTCCACAAAAGACCAATTTTTTCAGGTGAGATATGAATATGTCTATGATGAACATGGCAAAGTTAAAAAAGATGAACACGGCAGGCCTCTTAAAAAGAAGATTCTTTTACCTGTTGACGATATTGATGTGGGCAATGTCAAAAAGGCTGCATATTCAAATTTAATCGTGAATGGAGTCACCAGGGTGCTGGGAATGAGAAACCTCACATGGGAACAGCTCGAAGCGATTGGATTCAAGAGAGACAAGGCGGCGAGTGTGAAATTTAAAACTAAAAAGGAGAATAAAGAATGACAGTCAAACTCTCTCTTGCAGAATACATTCAGGACAAGATTTATGAATCAAAGGCAAAAAAGAGACAAATCTGGCCTGTGAATTCTAACCGTGCGAGCCTGCTCGGTCATCCCTGCTTGAGATACCTTGTCTATCAGAGAACGCACTGGCAGGAAAAAACACTCCCCGATGTGGAACTGCAATTTATTTTTGACGAGGGGCATCTCCAAGAAAAAGCAGTCCTCGAAGCTCTCAGAGAAGCAGGCTTTGATGTCATCGAAGAACAAAAAGCACTCTCGTGGCCGAAATACAATATTACCGGAAAGATTGACGGAAAAATTATCATAGATGGCAAAGCATATCCCATTGAAGTAAAATCAATGTCTCCATACATCTTTGATTCCATTAATACTCTTGATAACCTGAAATTCCATAAATATCACCATATCAGGGGATACTACATCCAGATGAACCTTTATTTGCTTCTGGAGGAAAAGGAAAAGGGATTTTTTATCCTCAAGAATAAATCCTCAGGTCAAATCAAAGTCCTCGAAGTGGAACTTGATTATGATGTGTGTGAGGAAGCGGTTAAGAAAGCAGAGCAAATTAACAAGCATGTTGCAGAAGGGACGCTCCCTGAACGAATTGAATATCAGCATGAAATTTGTGGGCGTTGCGAATTTAGGCATATCTGTTTACCGGAACAGCATTTGAAAGAGACAGTTGACATTAAAGATGATCCTGAACTTGAAGGTGAAATCGAAAGGTACATGGAATTGAAACCCTATGTTGACGAGTGGAAACACCTTGATAAAGCTACAATACGCAGTTAAATACAAATACTGGAAACGGAAAATTGAGATTCTGGAGGAATAAAATGACATACAATTGTATGCTCTCAGAGTTAATATTGAATTATAGTGAAGAACATATGAAACACATAAAGAAATTGCTTGAGAGCATAGAACAGCAGTTGCTTCGTTATCGTAAGCGGACAAAGGATGGAGCATTCATTACTTCATTATCCGAAATCAAATCGATGATGAATTGGAATACTAAAATGTTGCAGAAGGAGGTAGAATCGTTAACAATATTATGGGATACCGCATATAATGTTCTAAAGGAGGAATAATAAAATGACAGTTTGGAGAAAGAAATAGATTTGGATATGGAAAAGGCAGAATTGAGGCCAGAAATTTGCAAATTTTATGCAAAGAAACTTGAGGAAAAATTAAAGAAATTGATATCATCAAAGGAGGCAAAATGAAGACTAAAAAGATTTGCATAGAATTTACAGAGGAGGAATTAGCTTATTTGCAGGAGGCATTAGTAGAAAGCAGAGTGGGTTGGGAGAGCATAGACGGTAATCCTTTTTCGTTTGAAGCCGAAGACTGGATGCAAGAACTCTTAGATAAGATAGAAGACGCAAGAGAACAATTATCAAAAGAGGAAGAAACAATGCAGAATCAAAATGATTACGGTGTTATGTTTGTCTGTGGCGGAGTTATTAAAGAAAGCGAATTCAAAGAGAAGTTGAAATCCAAAGACGGTATTTATGGGATTATGCTTTGTTGGGTATTACCGGATGATAAATATGAAAAATGGGAGCAATTACACAAAAAGGGCAAACACGAAGAGGCAAGACAAATTTTTGAGAAATATGCAAAAAGTATCATTTAACAAGGAGGCAATAAGCCATGAAACCCATCCCTAAATGTCCCTATTGTAGGAGGGACTTAATCAAAATGGTAAAGTTATCACCTTTAGAACCAGAACAATATTACTGTCCCAAATGTGGGAGAACATGGTATGAACATGATATAGATTATCGCTTCTATGAGCCTGCTGATTTCTTATCAGATGAGACGAAAAAGATATTGCGTAGTGCCGTCAGGCTTATTCCAGGAGACTCAGATGATGTGGACTAAAATTCTTCTGGTTTTCGGATTGATTATTTTCATGCTTTTAGGTAGTCTCGGTTTGATTAATAGGAGCGGGAGGAAGTAATGGCTGAATACAGATTTATTAAACCCCATATCTGGAGCGATTCATATTTTTATAACCTCACGAATGACGAAAGACTTGCCTTCATTTGGCTGTTTACAAATGAGAGAACTACGACCTCAGGAATTTACCCTTTGCTACCCCCTCTAATGGCAGCTGAACTCAAAATTACAGTTGAAGAAGCTGAAAGAATTTTACAGAAATTCGAGCAAGACGGTAAAATATTGTATCGTGATGGTTATGTATGGGTCAAAAATTTCTTAAGACATCAAATAGGTAGCACAATCAAAGATAACAGATTTAAAAAAGTGCTTAAAGAAATAGAACAAGCCCCTCCCTCTATCAAAAACGAATTCCTCTCTTATTATTCTGATATTTTTGAAGCCCCTTCAAAGCCCCTTCAAAGCCCCTTCAAAGCCCCTTCAAAGGGGTTCCAAAATAAGGAAAAGGAAAAGGAAAAGGAAAAGAATAATAATAATACACACTCTAGTATAGAGCATGAAAAATCGATTGATTTTATCATTGTTAAAGATGACCTCTTAAAGCTTCTCCATCAGCTTGGTTTTCCTCGAAAGAGTTTCCGAAGCAAGACAGACCAGGAGGCACTGCAAGAGATTCTAATCAAGTGTGAAGGACAGAATCAAGTTGTTTTCTAACGGTTTCCCCGGATTGTGGGCAATAGCTAAAAACTGGGATTGGCTTGTGAATATTGAGGATCCGGTAGAGGTAGACTTTGAAAAAATCAAAACAATCGAGTCTTTTGTGAGGTTTTTAGTTAAAAACAAGATTCCCCGCCCCCAGTGGTTTTCTTTAGTCAAGCAGTGGCGTAAATACTGGGGGTGGAAGGAAACGAATGAACAATTGATGGATATGATAGAAAAAGAAATAAAAAAAAGGAGGGAATAATGTATAAACAAGATTTATTAATCAAATTGGAATCTGCTTTGTTACCAATAACCAGCAAATTGGCACACATATTACCCGATCCAATCCCAGATGAAAGTGCCAAAGTGATTATCGAGTTTTGGCATCAAACCTTGCATAATCTTGTTCTCTTTATCCAGAAGCAACTCGATTACGGCTCTGGTAATATCGCTCGTTTTGGTGAGCTCGGTGTAATGGTGAGAGCGAATGATAAGATTGAACGATTAAGAACTTTATTATTAGATGGTGTTATAGGATTGCTCTGTCATCTCGGATTGTGGCCTGAATACAAGAAGATGGATTATAGCGATAAAGAATATCAAGACCCCAACCCGCCCGCTTCACCGTGAGGAGGTGAGTATGTATACCTCAAAATATTGGTGGGAAGTAATAGGAGAAGAAGGAGAGTATATCAGGTTTAGACGCAAAGGGCATTATATCAAAGTAGATAATCGTAAAGTTGCTTACCATATCAGTCTTTTAGATAAATTGTCAGAATGCCCTGTTGGTAGACTTGCACGCATTGAAAAACACCCTTCTTCAAAAACTCATATTATACTCTATCCTGCCGATTATGATTGCATTAAACCCGATTTTGATGCTATGCTCGAATCAGCCCGTGAACGCTGGCATAAGTTAATGGGGAGGAAACTATGAGAAACCGGACAAGTAACCGAGCAAGTCAGCGGACAAGTCAAACTTAAAAAGGAGGAAGGTATGAAAGTTAAAACACAAGTAATTATAGCAAAAGATAAACATAGATGGGTTATTACAAAATCTGACAACAATGTAACAATCA